TCTAGTTAGCATCAATGTTCCTTTTGTATTCGGTTACATATTATAGTGTACTATTTATAACCTGGTCTTTAGGGGTTTAAAATTTTAAATCTGAGTAACTTCTATACCCGACTTTTCTAAGAATTTAATACCCGAATCGTCTCTATAAGCTGTGCCAAAATACACACGCTTAATCCCAGCCTGATAAACCAATTTGGCGCAATCCAAACAAGGAGCGTGAGTAATGAATATATCAGCACCGTTGCCACTGTTAAGGCTTCGGGCGAGTTTTGCAATAGCGTTTGATTCAGCATGTAATACCTCTGGTTTAGTTTTTAGGCGGTAGCGCCCCTGCATGATGTTCCCATCAGAGTCGAAATATGAACCCTCGTAAGGCCAACCTTTTTCTATCTCTTCCGGACTTAACCATCCACCTGCACTACACCATTCAACGTCTTCACAGTTATTATCCCATCCTGCCGGCATACCGTTATAACCGTAACTAATAACTGAATCATCTTTTACAATAACAGCACCTACCTGTAGCCTTCGCGCATGGCTTAACTGAGCAGTACGACTTGCCCAGTCCATGTATAATTTTATAAATTTATCTTTCATTTAACTGCATTCCCATGTTCATCTAATTCCATCCAAGTATGGTCTCCCATATACTTTACCTGTGCAACATATTTGTAACTATCTGGCACCCCGGTACTCCAATTAGTAGGACCATTAAAGACTAACAATGTTTTTTCTTTTCTTGTTTCCCAAACTAACCAATAACAATGACCTAGTACAGGTTGAAAATTATATTCGGCAGCGTGTACAGCATCAGTGACTTCTAATCTACGTTTAATTTGTTGTGCTTGTTTTTCTAAAACTGCAACAAGTTCCATGATACGATCATACTCTTGCTGGGCATAAATCCTAGCATGATTAATCATTATATCTTTTTGTTTTGTAACAGGAACTAGATCGAAATTAACCCCGCCCGCTTCTGTAGGATACTCACTAACATTTCTATTAAAGAAAGGAATCAACGAACCAGTAGATGTAGAATCATAACTAGTTCTACCTTTGGCTGAATTTGATTTATCCATTATTATCCTTGGCCGGTCCTGCAGGAATCGAACCCACACCGCTTGGTTCGAAGCCAAGCATTCTATCCATTGAACTAAGGACCGTCATTTAGCAGTATTCATTTTAAGTAGGTACATGGTAACTTCCGGACCTTCTACAACTACTAAATCATTTGGATATTTATTTGTGCCAGTGTACCATTTACCGTGACTGCCTACTTCCCAAACTTTAACCATTTTAGGATTAAGTTTTTTAACGGTGCCTAATTCTAAACCATTATGATATGGGTAACAAACTGCATCTCCCAACTTTAACACTCGCCCGAGTTTATCTTTATGTTCGACTACTTCCTTAGACATATCGTATTTCCTTAAATCCTTCTTCTTCAGAAGGCATTTCAAAATTTTCAATCATTGCACTGACTACTGTCCATGGAATAGTTTTTCCCGGACGTCTCACTAATCTGTTTCTTAATTCAGCAAATGCCGGAGTCTCAAACACCACAGCAATATGCTCATAGTCTGGCAACATATTAAACTTTCGAGCACGACTTTTAACAGTGGTACTAGTTTGATCCCAGATAATATCTCGACCCATTTCTCGCGCCGCAACTACTTCTTTGGCCATCAGGTCTACAGCAGTAGGCATGAAATCGTTGAACACTTCTGAATAGGTACGACCTACTTCTCTAGCATAAAATTCAACCCACTTATCTGTGCTAACTTTTGCACAAGAAAAAGCCCAGGCCTGCTTATCTACCCAAGTAGATTTGCCGGACCCAGGCACTCCAATCAATTGATAACACTTTGGCATATTATACCACCTCTACAATATGATATCCTGAATTAGGATAAGTTTCTATTAACCATTCCAACATGCCCGGTTCAACGGGCAGTCGGATGGAATCGTACTTGTTAGTAATATATATCATATTACATTGTTGGACCGTTGCCATTACGAAAACCTATGCTACCACCTTCAGCTTCGATGTTCTTAATAACATCTTCGAATAAGATAGGAGCAAAGTCCGGAGTCTGCTCTACGCAAACACAATGGTAACGAACATCGTTCTCATCGCTGTATAAAACTTCTCCAGTCCTCGCATCTACACCACGAGCCTTCTTCACGCGATTTGCGTGTAAGTGTCCATGAATGTTAACACCAAACCGTCCCATTGAATCACTGTGTAACGGAATGTGGCTTAAGATCATTCCGTTCATAACATGGTATGCTCGTAACTCTCTAAAGTACATTCTGTACTCGTCATCACGGAAGATGTCGTGGTTACCGCGGATTAAGACCTTGTCGCCGTTTAAGCGACTTATGATGCTTAATGCCTTACGGTTAATAACAACATCGCCTAAGTGATAGACCTTGTCAGTAGGCTTAACTCTTTCGTTCCAAGCCTTGACCATAGCTTCGTCCATTTCTTCAGGACTATCCCACGGGCGTAACTTTGTAACACCATCGTTACGTGTGAAGCGGCAGACGCCGGTATGTCCGAAATGCGTGTCGCTTACTAAAAATACACTAGGCATCTTGCCCTCCTTTCTTAAATTCTTTCTTTTTGTACACGGCCAATACGGCCTGCTTTGTCCCAGTCATAGGCAACACCATCTGGGCACTTACCATCCACTACAGCGTCAACTCCAAACATACCGCACACTTCGAAGTTTGGACCTTTAATGGTTACAAACTCATTCATATGCTTGGCAAGATTCATTGCTTCAGCAAGTGTAAGAACCTTAAACGATTCTTCTTTTCCTATTACATTATACATTCTTTCCTAACATTCTAAATCTAAATTCTTACCTTTGTCTGCATCTAGACGACGATTTCTTTCTACTCGTTCTGCTACAACTTGATCAAAGTTTCTTTTCTCAACGACCTTGCGATAATCTTCTTCTCGCTTTCTTTGAATATTGGTTTGTTCTAAATTGTAGTCACGAATACGACATTGGTCAGCTTTTGAAATATTCATATATCACCTTCGCGCTCTCTGCGAGCTTTTCTTTCTTTGGCCAGAGTAAAGACTTTCTCATTGTCATTGGCCCACTCAATTTCTTTAGGAAGGATGATCCCAAACTCAGTTGTTACACCGTTGATAGTATGGGGCTCATCCGGATCGTAGGTCCAACCTAGTGCCTTCATCATGCGATGCTTGACAAGCAGGTTGGGACTACGAAACGCTTCAGTGTCATCAAAGCCCAGCATAACGCCGAGCTCACAGACTGCACCACTACGGCATACACCTGCATGACAATGAACAATCACGTTCATGCGATTTGCCAGTGCATGTTGCAATAGTCGAACAAGCTCGTTGGCCTGCTCCTGACTGCATTTCATTGTTTCTTCTAGTACTTCATCTTTTTCTTCAACATCAAGAAATTTAAATTGATGTACTTCTTTAAAGGTATATAAAGGTGTAGGGTACTGCATGTCTGGATCCACAATCTGAATCAGCATAGCGTTCTCACCGGGATTAATGTGCATCCCTCTTTTGATGTCGCTGAGCGCAACGTTTTGAATCCATGGCATACTATTTCCTTTATCTAATTCCGAACAATACATTGCCGGCTTCCCTATCAAAAGGAACTCCGTAATCAGCAATGAATTGTGCATCTACCTTTTCGTTTTGGCCTTTGCCCACTCCAATATAATATTTGTAGTTAGCTTCTCCAGTTTGACGATATTCTTCAATCTCGTGTTCTTGTACAATTTGTACAATGCCGATACATTCGTTACCAGCAAACCAAATGCTTCCTGTAATCATTATTTGCTCCTTACCAACGATTTGCGTTATCAATTTCTTCTTGCGTAAACTGTCCACCACTACGATCTGGGTTGTCACGCCACGATTGTTCTACATCCTTTGCGACACAAGATTCCACATCCTGCAAGATACGCCGGAGTTCTTCAATGTTGACTTTCAAAAACTCAACAGTAGCAAGAATAGCCATATTCTCGCCGCCACTTGTTCCTGCACTTTGGAGATACTTGGTATGTGAAGCCAGCATTGCTTCCTTGCCGGCGATTGTGTTTTTCAGATTGTCACGGACGGTGTAGATGCTCATTTCAGCAATCCTTTGTAATATTGATACAGGCCCAAGATTTGGTTCCAGTCACGTGGATGACCACAGTTTAGGTTTCGTCTGTAGTATTCCACTTGGCTACGGATAAACTCTTGGCTCATTCTTCAACTCCGAAATGTTCCTTCAATTCTTCAGCAATCTGTGGTCGGGTAGCGTATTCTACACTTGAATCTAATACTGTGTCAATACATTCCTTGACAATCAACTCGGCGAACTTTTCAATCTTATCATCCCACAACTCTACAGATTCTATATGTTGAACAGGATTACTTGCTAAATTTCGCATAGAAATATGTCCGCCCGCCTGTTTAACAAGTTCTTTAGTTCGTTCGTTCATAACAAATCCTCCGGGCAAGGCGTTCTTACCATATCAACGATAACATACACCCACAATAAAAAATACAAATATTCAATCATTCTACTGCCCTTCTAAAAATAAGTTCTTGTTTTGAAAACGCATCTTGTTCCCACGGCATGTCTAAGTACTTGGTTTTCTTGCTGTACTTCTTACCACGCCAGTAATTAATACCATTCTCAACTTTAAGGATACCTTTGGCCATTTGTCGTACATGCACCATTTCGTGTGCAAGTGTTACACCCATGTCAGCAAACCAACCTGGCTTAACAACTACAACATAGGCATCTAAACCATCTAAGGGCATGGTCATACCATGACCATCACATTCATTAGCTACTCTAACTAGGAGAACTTTTTTACTGTTCTCCAGTTTGAGTTGTTTAATCATAGAGGGCAAAATTGCCTCTATGAATTTACGTTTTTTGGCACTACGGGTTTCTACAAGAAATTCCATTATGCAACCTTTCTATAATCTGCACGATAAAAACAATCTGGATCACCGGAGAAGTAGTTTTCGCAGAACTTCTTGGCTTCTTCTTCATTATCGAAGAACTTCTCTCCCATTGGGCGCTGTCCATAACCACGCTCATATTCCGTCATTGTAACTTTATACAGGGGACCATTTAGTTTGACTTCAGACATTTTGTACCACCTTTCTATTTACTATGCTTACAGTATAGCACGGTTTTACCAGTTTGTCAACCTATAAATACATATTATGAAGCCAAAAACCCATCAACAGCAGATGATTGACAAAATTGATCTACTTTTGGACAGTTATCAGCTTGAAACAAAAGAAAAAACCCTCATTTATCAACGAGGGTTATTAACTGGATGGTTAGCCAAAATTGCTAGTACTGATTATATAGTTAGGCAAGAATTGGAAGGTCGCCTAGAACAACGTGGAGCGGGTACCGAGAATCGAACTCGGAATTAAACTTTGGCAAAGTTTTAGGTTACCTTTACATCATACCCGCATTAAAAATATTTATAATTTGATATTGGAGCAACGGGTCAGATTTGAACTGACGGTTTTACGGATTTGCAATCCGTTGCATTGGGCCTCTCTGCCACCGTTGCATTAATTAACGAATTCGTTTGAGATAATCTCGACCAACTCTACCTTCTTGAATATCGAGTAAGGCAGCTACAGGTGCATTTAACTGGCCTGTATTTTCAGCATGACGATGTTGACGTGCTAGTTCTCTAGCTCTAACAGCCGCGATCAATACTAGATCGAAGCGATTACCTCCGGACATTTCTACACATTTCTCAGTGTCAATTGTTGTGCCGCGACTTAGTTTTTTAATAACCATATATTACCTTTGAAGTTTAAAATTTAATTATAACAGGTTCTCTTTTAACGTGCTGCCACTACACCAACGTGAAGACCAACTCACGCCCGGGATTCGAACCCGGCCCCTCTTTTTTACAGAAAGATTATTTAAAATTGCTGAAAAGAACCTAAATGGTCAAAC